CGCTCCTTACCAGGTCGAGTAAACCCCCTCTTCAATCGCATCTGCTGTGCACCACCTTTGCACTCCCCACGATTATACCGGTACCCCACGGCAGACCCTCCAAAGGCCAACCATGAGTCGCTACGAGCTCCAGATGCTTCTGCAAACCCATCTCCAGATCCCTTACAGGACCTTCCAGTTTCCCCCTCGGTACTACCAGATTGAGTTCAGTTATTACAAGATCCAGACGTTTCTTCACGACATTCAGCTTAGGGAGACTTTCAACCCTATCACCAAAACCAAGACATAGTCCAACTCCCATACGTAGTCGGGCCACCATGTTATTGAAATGGTCGATAAGACTGATGGTCTTACCTCCCTGAACAGGGTTAACGGTAAAATCATCGACTGACAAGTTACGCTCACCCATCCACCCGTCGAAGCTAAGCGAAGCAATCTCACGTGACATTGCTTCAACCTCTCGGGTGAAACCAAACTGCCAACAAGAACTAAATCTTGAAAGCAGCTTGACCGTAACCCCGGATTTCTGGGACAACGCACAACGCAGAGCTCTTACCCATTTGGGCCGAAGAGAAGTTGCGATCGCATTGTTGACCACAGACGGCCTGGCTGGAAAACCAGGACCTCCAAGGTAACGTGGAAGGTAAGGCGAAACTCCATTAGCTCGGAGCATACGAAAGGTATCCGAAAACACACATTCGATAGCTGCGAGGTGCCCATCAGTGAAGCCATCAGGCCCCCCTTGTAAGGAGGGTCCCTTGAGCCAATCAGGAATAGAACATTCCCGGACCGTTCTAGGGAGTGAAGAAAGCGTCCCGACCGAAATCGAGGATTTTCTCTCCAGACGATAGCCGCACGGAGTTGGGGCACGGACCTTAAGGATTAGGGTTTCGACCAAACAACCGGCATAGAAAGATGATAAGTCCTTCGCCTTTTGTATGGAGCCACCCGTCTCCTCAATAGCGGCTGTATAAAGCTCGGACACCAACTCTGGAGTCCAAGCAAAGAGATCATCTCCAACGATCTTTACACAACCACGGTCCCTAAGTGAGACACTATCCCTCATACCAGACCTGGTCCAAGCCAACTCCCAACAACCAAGGTTGTAAAGTGAAAGCAAGGGCCAAGTTGTACCAAGACCCATCAAAATAGCAGAACAGGTGTTAATCACGCTCTTATCTTCTAGCCGCAAAGCTATCGGACCAGAGAGTGCCCGAAGGCACACCGCGAAACCACTCGTTAGGCTAAAGCCCAAACCAGATGACAAACCATCGACCAAAGCCAAGGATATATCATGAGGTATGAGATCGGACGCACTAGTGAGATCAGCAGATCGGAGAACCCAATCAGCTGCTAGACGCGACCGAGGACACCAGGCTTCGACAACAGACGCAGGGTCGTTATCGTAAGCGGTAAGTCTGGAGTCCTTTTCGATGAGTGAGAGTAGTAGCCCGTTCAGGTAAGTGCCAATAATAGCCCACTCAACAGAGCACGGCGTTACCACACGAACCTTCTCGGACCGCTCACGGACGACTGTACGACGACAAGCAGGGTTTGCATGTAGGGCCTTCCATGCGCAGCCTGCAAGCAACAGAAGATGCTCCCGTTGGACCTCCCAGAGGTCAAACGTTAAGGAGTGCGTCTCCGCATAGTCCTTCTCCCAAAGGAAAAGAACTTCATCACTCTGTACCAAACGCTCCGAGTCTTGTTCAAATCTCGAGCGACCGGTTTCACTAAGACAAACCCAAGGGTCTGTCCAGCCCGCCATAAAGTCGTCAATTGCGACGAAGTCGCACAAACTGAGGCGTTCAGACCTGAAACTATCGTTCAGAACCTTCGCTTCCGCCCTTAGACCACCTTGGGAGACCTTCGACAATAAGGAAGCACTGGCCGAAGCCTTAATGCTACCCACCATCTCCGATCTCTTGCAGTGAGCCCATTGAGCCGCAAAGTTACGGAACCAACTTCTAGCAACAGATTTCTGAGGCAGTTTTCGAGTTACAGAAGCTGTATGCTCACGCAAAGCCTCCTTCACTTTACTATCCGCCGGATAAGGACCGCTTCGACCAAAACGCGAGAATTGGAAGAGACACTCCTTAGCCCGCCCCTCAGTAAGTCCCGACAAGCTCATGGACCCACGGAAAGAAGGATTGCAGGGTACAAAACCTGCAACACTATCGATCCTGGCCCGTAAAGCAACTCCTTTCCCACCAATACGCCCGGCTTCTTCCAGTGACCAACGGACACCTTTCAAAGCAGCAGCATCTGTGGGCCCCAAGGCACATGCAATGAGCTTACCGAAGAATGACTTCGCAGCCGGATGGGAAAGAATGTACGCAAGGACAATCGCTCGCGCCCACTCGAACCCAGCCAACTTTACCTCTCGTTTGAGGTAAGGGGAGTGCAAAATCTCAACCAGACGCAGGGGGGGTGACTCCCCTCCTGGCCGTGAACGATAAATCGTTCGCGCCCGGCGAGTGGCAATGGGCCGCAACCCATTGCAGTAGCTTGCGTCAGACATACGGTTCGATGCCCGACTCAAAATCGGTGTAAT